CAAGTGACGGGCTGTCTACGCCGCCAAACTTCATTTCTCGCGTTGCTTCGGGGCGGTCGGAGAGGATGGTGTCGCCATCAGAAGCGTTGACGATGCGGCGACCATCCTCTTCCGCACCGCCCGCTACAACGGTCAGCGTCTTCTGTCGCTCGGCCTGACGGCCCAACTTGCGAAAGATCCGGTTGACCAGTTCGTGCATGTCTACGAGCAAGCCAGCCGGGGAAAGCGGCATGATGTTGCCCGGAACGTCAATGTAAGACAGCAGGTGGTAGGGACCAACCTCCGGCCCAGCCCAATCCACAATCTGCAACGGCTCGTTGTTGTAGAAACCGCCCGCGTGGTCGTCAGCCTGAACGGTTACGACCACGTTTTCGTACGGCAACCACACATCCCACAACTCGACAACGGGCATGTACTGCTCGGTGCCAAGCGTTTCGCCGCCAGTTTGCAGCGAAGTAATGCGTTCGTCGCCTTGTTCGTTCGTAACGCGGTGATATGGGTTGGGTTGAAGCGGTTTGTTGCCAAACAACTTCATGTCCATGACCATTTCGTACGGCAACGTGTACCGATTGCCGCAAAACTGGACCTGATCCCACCGCTTTGCGGTCATATCGAAGCAAAAGTCTTCGAAATCCACGTTGTCGGCAAAAACCTGACCAACATCGTGCATAAAACCGTCGATTTCGCCCGCACGACCGGGGCTAAGACCCACCTTGACAACCCCAAGACCGAACATTGCGTCCAAAACCCAACGCTGGAGCGTCGGTTCGAACTCAATTTCATCAAGAGTGTGGTTGATCATCGTCTCAAAGTCGGCTGCTTCCGCCTTGAGATCGCTGTTCTTGGTTCGGACAATCACCTGCGGGCGGTTTGCAGCCACCTGACGGCGATAAATGTTGATCGCCATCTCCAGAAGGTTGACCGGAACCTTGTCTTCAGCACCGTAATCGCTGTAATTGGTGCCGACATACTGCCGAATCGCACGCAAGCGGTTCTCTCGGAACGGCTGCATCTTGCGACGGCTGTACATAATCGCCTCAGAGAGGCGGCTCATCTTGTCGTTGAATTTGCTGCTCTTAGCCATTACCAGTATTCCACTCGATTACGTCGTGATTCAAACTCACGCCTGCGCCAAGCGAGTGAACCTTCGGTAATGACCGTTTCTTTTCCGCCCTGCTTCACAACCTTTTGCTTCATAGCAAGGTTGAGCAAAGCATCGGCGGTGGGGCGGTCGCCGTGGTTTTCACGGGCACCGCTTGGGTCCATCGAAGAGTTCGTCTTAGAGTGCTGAATCCATCCGTTTGAGGTGTAGACGATTTCGCGACATTCGGACAACGCTTCTTTGCTGCGGTTGAGAAACCGGCCATTGAGCATTGCATCCCGATAATCGGCATACAACGCCCGCTTATTGTCCTTGGTCGGCCACCAACCCGGAATTCTGCTTCCACTCCCGCGCTTCAGTTTAGCATCGTCTTCTTTGTAATAGAAGTTTCTATATCCCGATTCAATAACAACATCGCCAAAGTTCCTGCCCGGGCCGGGTGCCTCCCACACCATATATGCACCACGGCCAGTCGAGTCGGCAAACCACCGGGCTAGGGACACGGCGATCTTGCCAAGTTCCTCCGGTCTGGTCTTGCTGCTCACGAACTCGGCAACCTTCTCTCCGGTCTTGCAGTTGCCTATTGAGATAACCGAATTGCTACTACCAGTGCCAGTAGCGATATCCACGCCCATCGCAAAAGGACCATCCGTAGGCACCTTCGACGACGCCCCGGGGTCGAACCACAATCGCAAGCGCCCGTTAGGCACTGAGTCAAAGGCCATGACCTGTAGTGATTCATCATGGATCCTTACGTCTCCGGTTTTCAGCGGCGGCCTTGAAAACTCGGTGATGTGTCGCGTGAGCATTTTCTGGTCAAAGAACTGGTAATCAGACCCGGCGAAGTCGATGTCCAGTTCCTGAGCAATCTCTTGGGCGTGCGCACACCGCTTGCACTCGTTGTCGTACCAAGGGCTACGCATCCGACCGTTCTGCTCGTACAACCCCTCCGCCTTCTCGGGGTGCAGCGACCAGTGCAGGTTCAGTTGCTCGAACGTGTCTTGGTGAGCGATGTCGTAAAACGCGTTACTGCTGCCCGCAGGCGTGGAATTGAAAATTCGACAACGCGTCGCATCTCGCGTCGAAGCCAACGCCCGATACGAGGAATCAACCTCGAAGGCAGCAAATTCATCAAGGCCGATGGCCGTCCGTCGGTCGCCACGAGCAACGTCACCAGTAGTAGATTCGCCGTCAATAGTGCTTCCGTTCTCGTCATTGGTCAGCCTCAACTTGGTCCGCGTCATTGGTGGAACCAACCAATTCGGCAGATGCTTGTGAATGAAGTCGATCTTCCAGAACAACGACTTCGGGTTGCCGGTCTTGTCTACATAGTCCTCGTTACGGCTCACCAACAAGAAACTCTGGCCGCTCTTGAAATGCCAGAACCACTCGAACACCGTGAGCAGCATCCACGACGCACCCATGTCGCGGCTCTTCTTGATCACCAAGTCCCGTCCATCAAGAATGCAGTCCCGTATCTGCAACATTGATTCGTCTTGGAACTTGTACGTCACAAACGGCAAAACGCCGTTGGACTTACGCGGGTCGTAGGTGAAGCAAAACGTGTTGATGTAAAACAAAAGATCGCGAGAACACGCGATCCACAACTCCTCACGGGCCTCCCCGCTTTCCATTGCCTTGGTCAGAATCTCGTTTCTGAAGTCGAGGTTCTTGCCAAAGTCCTTCGGGACTAGGTTGTAGTAGTCATCCATTCTTCAACTTCTCAAGGATTCCCAGCACCTTCCGACCGTCGTCGCGGAACCGCTGCTCGGCATCCAACTGACTACGGCTCGGAAGCAATTTGGTGTAAATCTGACCCCAGAACTGGGCCTCGTTCTGGTTGTTCCTACGCGCCCAGCAAAGCATCGACCAAGCCTCGCTGCTCGGGGCTGCCGACGGCTGCACATCCTTGATCATCATGTGCTTCGCCACCCACGCTACACACTCCGGCGTAGACGCGCCGCCGTCTGCAAACGCCGCCGACTCGACCACGCCAGTGAGCGATTCAGCCTCGGCCTTCTTCTCGGCGACATCACGGCCAAGTAACTCAGACGCGGCCTGTGCATACGCCTCATCCGGCTTCATCCCCTCTGATTCGTACTGATTCCTCTTGGCGCAGAACCGCGTCCAAACACCCTTCTCAACCAACTCCCGTCGCAGGTCTCTCTTGTTCATGGCGTCAACTATAGTTGACTGTCCATAGGAAGGCCAAAAACTCGGCGTCGATTTAGAGGGGGGGATAGCAGTATTTCACAACCGAACCGGGTGGAGTGGCAAAGTATTTTGCCGCGCAGTCACGTCGCGGGCGGCGGGGCTCGGGCGGCGGGGCGTCCGCGTCGCGGGCGGCGGCAACCCTTCGGGATCCCATATACCGTCCGTGAAGAGAATTGCAAGGAAAAAACCCGGGGATAGCAAATATATCTTTTTGCATCCAAATGGCGGATTCGCTAGCAGTAGGGGTTGCGTGGCATCCGATATAGGCTAAGATGAACGCGTCGCCCATGGCATGTCGCCATGGGGGCGGAAACCCGGGTTGGTTCGCGAATCAACCCACTATCGGAGGATGCCACCATGCATCTCGCTCAGTACTCGTTCGGCTCGTCCACTCTCCACCTCGCGAAGTCCGACGCGGAGGCGCTCGAGTCCCTCCACCTCTCGGCGCGTGTCGCCCACTCCGACTACTTGTCCGCTGAGAAGTCTATGAGCGCGGCGGAGTCCGACATGGTCGCCACTCTCCGGGGACTGTATCGCCTCACGTCCGGGGACTTGTCCGACATGGTCGTCACCAAGGCGCCGGACACGGTGGCGCAGTGGTTCGGCATGGATTCGTGCGACAAGTCCACCGCATCGGAATGGGTAGCGGCGGCGGTGGCCATTGTCGAGTGGAACGCGCCGGACTCGGTGGCGCAGTCCGGGCGGAAGGCGCTCGTCGAGTGGAAAAGGGGACTCGATGCGGTGGCGAGGGAGCGCGCGACGGAGGTGGAGAAGTCCGGAGTACCCTCTAAGGTCGCTAAGGTCGTCGCGAGGGACGAGACTCGGAAGGGTATCGCCACCGTGTCGGTGGCCGAGTCCGACCATGCTGAGGTGGCGGTCGCCACTACCATTCGGGACGCCTTCCCGGATTCGGAGTCCGCTCAAGCGCGGTTGAACGCAACCGACAAGCGCCGGAAGGCGCGGAAGGACAAGGCGCCCGCATCGTCGGAGGGCGGGGATCCGGTCCCCGTGACGCGGGCGGATGCTATCGCCACCGCCGTCGATGCTATCGGGTCGATGCATGCTATCGACATGGCGGAGGGGCGCGGCCGCGCGTCGTGGGATGCGTTGATTGTGTCGCTCGTCGCCACTCTCGGATGGTCGGAGGTGGCGGCGCTTGGCAAGGTCGCCACCGCCACCGCCAAGTCCGCCAAGGGCGGTTGATTCGCGAATCAACCCGCAACCCGCAACCCGTCCCGCGCTTCGGCGTGGGGCGGGTTGTTTCATGCGCGGACGGCGGGCGGCCTGGACGATGCACGGCTGGACGATCGGGCGCTCGAGGCCCGGTCGCTATCACGGAGCGCTGTCATCCAACGCTATCACGCGCGCTGTCACTTGGGTATCACGCCGACCCGACCCGACCGCCCAACCGGCCAACCGACCAACCAACCAACCAACCATCCAACCAACCAACCAACGCAGCCGGGGCGGTTGGTTCGCGAACCAACATGGCCAGCGTCCATCACGCGCGAAGGGAGGCTCGAGCGCCGGGCAGTCAACTATAGTTGACGGGCGGCAACTTTGGCTTAGCATATAAAGGGGTTGACAAGTGTATTGTTTATGGTATAATGCACACACGGTCGGGGTACGTCTCCCCGACGCCACCTTCACGGTTGGTTCGCGAACCAACCACAAGTCAGGAGTTAGCACCATGCAGCGATGCACCATCTGTAACGGCCACCACGACCTCGAGTCGTCCGACCTCTGCCCCGTTTGCGAGGGTTCGCAAGTTGGTTCGCGAACCAACACGCCAGACAAGGCCAAGCCGTTGGGCGTGAACCTGTCCTTGATCACGCACATGGCGGCGGCAGTCGTGCGTGCCGACGGCGACCCGTCGCACGACCACTACGTCACCGCCGATCGACTTCGTGCGGCTTCCGACGAACTCCTCCGTCGTGCCGTGGAATGGGACGGGTGCGACTACGAGTCGTACATCAAGGCGTCCGCCCTGTGCCTGTGGCTCGCACGGGAATGCCGTAGCGACGACCCTGTTGTCGTCGATTGATCCAGCCTCCTTGACTGCTCCACCGTCGGCCTTCGGGTCGGCGGTGGGGTTTTCTATTCACGGCCTGTGGGTGTTCCACGGGCGACCATGTAACGGTTGGTTCGCGAACCAACCACAAGTTGGAGTTAGCAATGCGTATCTCGCACGATTCTCAGTCGATCGTCACTTCCCGTCGAGTCACGATTACGGTCGGAACGGTAGTGGCCGCAATCGTCTGCCAAGAGGTGTACCAAGCAGACGACGGCTCCCCAGCCATCGGCGTCTCGATCGACCGCAACCACGCACCTTTCCTCAAGGTGTGGTTCGAGGACGGGCAAATCCAGAAGCAGTTCGACCGCCGACTGCTCGTCGAGCAGTTCGAACTGTTGGGCGGCAAGACCCTTGAACGGGTCAAACTAGAGCAGTTCGCCGCCGCCGCATACATGACGGTCTTCGCCAATCACGGCGTAACGCAGGGCCAGTCATCTCTGACCGAGGAAGAGTGGCGGTCCATTGTGACCGCCGCACTTCCGAACTACGACGACATGTCGGACGCTGCTTGGCAAGCGATGAAGAGCGTCCGGGCGAGAGAGATCGCCAACGCTCTCGGGCTGTCGCCCGCATCAGTGAAGAAGGAGGATGTCCTTTTCGCGATTGCGGAGCATCGTCGCCAATACGAGGCGGTCAACACTGAATGTACGGAGATCACTAGGCACATCAACGTGGTCGTGGACATCTGCGAAACCGCCGACCGTGAGCCGGAGTTCGCTATGTTCGACCTCTCCAACAAGCAACAGGCGAAGCCTCTACCGGCTTCAATCCAAACCCACATCCCTGTAATCGCCACCGCCAACAGGCGGGGCTGGACCGGATACCTGTACGACGAAACCGTCGTAGCGGGATCCAAGAGCCTCTACTCTCTTGCGTCTGCGGGCGTCAATGTGACGGATGCCCAACTCGCCCATGAGACGATGAAGACTCGATGTTGGTTCGCGAACCAACAGGTCAGCAGCCTCCGGGCTGAGGTTGAGAAGATCCAGAACAAACTGGACGACCTCGAAGCCAAGCGGGCGCAGTTGGCGGCCAGCATTCAGGCCAGCAGACCGATCGCTCTGCCGAGTTCGCCGGGCACGGTCATGGTCATGGGCGAGGACATTCCGTTCTTCGCATCGCCCAACGCACCTGCGGCCATCGACAACTACTCGCTCGAGTTTTGGTCGGCCTCGATGCGTGTCGGCCAAGGTGCCGACAACGTGAAGTTCAATGCAGTGGACTTCATGAACGCCGTTCTCGGAGACCCCGTGGTCAGCCTGATCGGTGCGCCCGGCACCGGCAAGACCACGATCTGCCGTCAGTCTGCCCATGTGATGGGCATCCCATGCACTGTCGTGCAGTTCACCAGAGACAAGCCGATCGAACAACTGATCGGCGTGGACAAGATCCGTGGCGGTCAGCAAGTCTTCGTGGACGGTGAGATCACCGTCGCGATGCGTGCCGCCGAGGCGTCGCCAGATATCCCCCACTTGATCGTGTTCGACGAGTTCGACCATGCCCCGTCGGAGGTCCAGTCAGACTTCCACGGGGTAGTCGAGGGTAGGGATTACACCCTGCCCAACGGCGAGGTCATCAAGAACTGCGGCAACCTGCGGTTCGTGCTCACCCGCAACACCAGTGGGCACGGTGACGTGTCTGGTCGGCACGCGTCGGCGAACATCTCCGACTCAGCGTTCAACTCACGCATCAAGTCCACGTTCATCGTGGACTACATGGACCCAACTCATGAGCAGGTGTTGCTCACGACTTATGGCCTCGATGTTCAGGAGGCTGAACAAGTGGTGGCGTTTGCCAACGCCACCCGTCGCAGCGTCGAGTCTGTGGACTCCGGCGAGTCGTTCGACGGGATGTCCGAGCCGGTGTGCTTGCGGCACCTGATCGGGTACGCGTCTACCCGTGCCCGTGGTGTCGGCAAGAAGAAGGCACTGGCCCAGTGCATCATCGCCGCACTTCCGCAGGCGGATCGTCGCGTGGCTAACGAGTTGGTCGTCAGCCACATCTCCCTCGATTGAGTTGGTTCGCGAACCAACAGGAGTTAGCAATGTTCGACGACTACTTTTATTCATTCAAGACGTTCGTGTACGACGTAAGCGACACGATCGCCCGATCGGCGTCGATGCTTCTTCAACGTGGCGTCAAGGTTGTTGCTGGATCTCGACCGTGTACCAACGGCACGGATGAGATTCAACTTCCTCAGGCGATGAAGCGTCGCCTGAGTGCGGACGAGATCGACTTCGTTCGCTACCTGCTTCACCACGAAGCAGCACACATCAAGCACTCGGAATCCCCGTCACCTTGGGACTTGAAGATCCAGCACTCCATTCACAACGCACTCGAAGATGTGCGTATCGAACGCATTGAACGCAATGCGTTGGGTGGGTCCATGCAAATCTTCAACCGTGGTCATCAGATCACACAGAGGATTTGGGATCAGGCCGTAAGGGCAATGGACCCGGACAGTGTTTCTGCTGAGATGGGCGTGGTCAACGCAATCTTTGGTGCGTTTGTTGACCCGTCACGCAGGAACACGAAGACCGGAATCCCCATGCTCGACTTGTGCATGGATGGAGTCCGGGAGTTTTTCGCCGAGATCGACTCGATTGGCGTGACTAGGTACAAAGATACAAGGTCGCTAGAGCCTTTGGCTATGAGGATCTGGCGGAAGTTGGCTGACCTATTCGAGCAAGAGCGAGACGATCAGCAGGACAACCAAGATGGAACATCAACCGACTACTCGGATGCGCTTACAAAAGCGTCGCACGAAAGATGCGATGACGACGAAAGGAGAAACTTCGGCGGCGGCATGGTTGAGCAGGCTGCCGAATCAATCATGACCGACAAGAAGGAGGATCGTGTCGATCTGGATTCTGTTATCAAATCTGGCGGCACATTTTATGGCCTGTCTTCTTCTAGGCTAGATCCAGATGCAATCCCCAAAGACGGGAAGAGGAACTGGGAGTGGGGTAGGCGTGCCGCCGCCGGTGCCACACCACTGATCAACCTTTTGCGTGGGCAGTCCCGTCACGGGTTGTCCTCTCCGAAGGATCAAGGTGTCCGCCTCGTACAAAGGTCAGTCCCCGATTTTATGCAGGGTCTGACCAACAACATTCTTCGGAAGAAGATTGCTGTGCCCAAGATCGGAACCAGCGTCGTCATCATGGTTGACGACAGTGGTTCGATGGCAGGTTCGTACGACACGCCTGCTTGGCGTTCTGCTGCCATGATCGGTCACGCTTGTGAGCGTGCCGGGATCAAGGTGTGCATCGGCAGGTATAGCGATGAGGTGTACATCGACAAGCAGTGGTCGCAGTCGATGGCTGCTTGCAGGCAGAGGTTCGGCCTTGTGTTGTCCAGCGGCACCGACTCGGAGCAGGCGATCAATGCTGGCGAGGCCCAACTTGGGCTAATGAAGACTCCACGCAAAGTGTTCTTCTTTATATGCGACGGGTCAACACCAGACTGTCGCAAGCAAGTTCGGCAAATGACTCAGGATGGGATCGAGTTCTACCCGATCCTTCTTGGGTGGCACGCCTGCGAGATGGCGCTCCCCGGCTGTCGATGGGATGTGCCGGGCGTGGCAAAGATCACTGATCCGTCCAAGCAGTTGGCGGCGTCACTAATCACCCGCCTGTGTTCTGTGTGCAAGTGAGTTGAATGGGGGCACCCCCGCGTTGGGGGTGCCCCATCACTACAACATGTTGGTTCGCGAACCAACTCGATGAAAGGTTGAGCATGTCAGAAGAAGAACAAGAGGGCTGCGATTGCTGGCTCGAGTTCTGCCGCAGCGGTGCCGCAGCGTTGTCTTACATCGAGGACAACAAGTGCGGCGACGGTGCGGTCCAGTTGGTCATTGCTTTCGAGCAACTGGTTAGCGATGTCCACAATGCCCCGCCGGGAATGATTGCCGCGTCAATGAACGTGGACAATGTGGACGCTGGCGAACTCAACGCCAGCGAGCCGAAGTTCTTTATCTCGGATGCTGCGTCAATCATGGGTTGCCCGCAGGCGATCCGTGATGCAACCCTGAAAACGACTCGTTGGGGTTGGAAGTTGTTCAAGCAGTCTTCCGATGTTTGGAAGGAAAAACTCACCAAACTCGAGGATCCACAGAGACGCCTCAACCGGTTCTATGTGACGTTCGCAGCCGCACTCTTCCTCAGGGAGTATGGCCTTTGGCATTCGCAGATTCAGCGGATGCCACGGCACATGTCCCCCGAGGAGGCTCCAGACCCGTTCGACATGTTCAGCCCGTACCCGGTGTTGAACGAACTGATCAAGCAGGACAAGCCCCTTCGGGATTTCAACCACTTCAACATCTATGGGGATTGGCCCGAGGAAACTGATGAATAGTTTCCAATATTGTATGGGATTGGGGTTGACATCAGCCCCATATCCCATACAATTGGCCCGTTGCAGGTGGTTGGTTCGCGAACCAACTTAGGAGAAGCACAATGGGTTCAATGGCAACCAAGGTTGGATCGCTTCTTCGGAAGCGTCTCGACTCATACCCATCCGACGGCAGCACCACCGACCAACTGATGGTCGATCTTGCCGTCATCGTTTTGTCCAACATGCGGTCGTGCGAAGTAGACACGGCGCTTTTCATGAGTCTTGGCTACGAAGGAGTAGCCGAACTCTTGGCCTCCAGAATCGGAGATAGTAATGAGTAGGATCACCATCAAGGCTAAGGTTGCAGTTATCCGCTGGCTGATCGAGAACAAGCAGTGGATCCAAGACAACAAGCCGACTCAGGCTGATGTTGCCAAGAAGGTCAGCCAAGCGATCGGCATCGAGGTGTCGATCTCGACCATCGGCGAGATGGCTCGCTCCGGCGAACTGGGCTTTGACTGGCCCAAGCCCAAGGCGAGCACGGACCACTTGTCCCGCACCATCTCGTATGCTGGTCTTTGCGCGCGGGTTGTGAATCTCGAGGCCGACGTTGCCTCGCTCAAGGAACAACTCGGCGTCAAGTAGTCATCTCTTTCTCTCTGACCCGGCGCGGGCTTCGGCTCGCGTCGGGTCGCGTGATACCCATGACAGCGCTGATGATAGCGCGTGATAGCCAACTGGAGCATGAATGAACGATTGCGATCCCCAATACACGAACCTGCCGAACGTGTGGAGGGCGATGATGAAGGTCAACGGCATCTCTGCGAGAGAAGTAGCAATGCGTCTAAAGGTCAACCTGTCGCATTTCTACAACGTTTTGAACGGCAAGGCGTCGCCGACTCTTGAGTACGCCCAGAAGATCGAGACGATGATCTGTTCGATCATTGTTGAAAGGAAGGTTGGTTCGCGAACCAACATTGCAAACGGAGATAGCACTGATGAGATTAGCGGAAATACACAGCAGCGAACTGACGGCGGATTGCCTTCGGAAAGTTTGGCACAGGCTGAACTCTGAAATTGAAGGCGTTGCGACCACTGCTCTTTATCGTGGTCTTGTTGCTGGTCGTGCTTGCGAACTGCTGCACCAGCAGGGTTTCCAAAGCGACCCGTCCGAAACAGTCGTCATCGCTGCGTCTGATGTACAGAAGACGCTTGCCGAAGAAAACAGAATGCTTAGCGAAGCGGTCGAAAACAACCGCCAAGACATTCTTGCCGAGGTGACAAGCATCGTTCATATTTACATCGAGCGATTCGCCCAACGATTCGAGCGATGCACATTGATTGGAACGGAAGTCCCAGCCAGATACTCCCTCGACGGAATCGACTTCGCTTCGCATCTCGATCTTGTTGTTCGAGACAACGACGGCGTGTTCGGCTACGGAAAGGGCCGGATCATTGTTTTCGATTGGAAGTGGCGGGAGGACCAGCCTTCTCACATGTATCTTGCAAGATACATGCAGTTCGCCCTCTACTACTTGATGGTGAAGGAAGGCTCGCTCAAGTGTGGACCCGAGGGGTTCGAGTGGTGCGACTTCGGCGAACCGCCGGTGCTCGTTTGGTTCCACCTTCCGTCGCTCAAGCCCTACGCCAGACGAACGACCGCGTTCAACGACGCTGGCGAGGAGCAGGAGTTCGTCAAGGGCGACCACAGGCCGCTTCGATCAATCCTCTACAGGGTCGAGTACGACCAGAATCAAGAGGAACGCATCAAGGAAGAACTCCGAATGCGGGCAAAAATGATCGAAAACGATGTTTTCCCATTGAACCCTAGCCCGGTATCCTGTAGAATCTGTGAGGCAGAAGCGTTCTGCACCCGTTTCGACACGGCACATCTTGGAGATAGCACCCGATGAACTACCCGATGTCCATTGACCAGACCGCCGAAATGTTCGTGCGGTCGGGCATGTTCCCCGATCTGAAGTCCGTAGAGTCCGCCGCGACCCTACTGATCATTGGCCGAGGCTTCGGCATTTCTGACTATGACTCGGTGACTGGCCTGTACCTTCGCCAAGGCAAGGTCAATATGCACGCCAACGTCATGGCCGCCGCGATCAAGGCCAGCGGCAAGTACGACTATGAGGTGCTGCTGAACTCCGACAAGGAGTGCGAGATCCAGTTCTTCCGGGTCGATGCGTCCGGTCGGCACCCGCTCGGCAAGCACCGATTCACGATGGCGCAGGCCCAGCGTGCGAACCTGACCAAGAACTTCACTTGGAAGCAGTACCCGGAGGCGATGCTGTTCGCCCGCTGCATCTCGGCTGGCTACCGGGCGCATTGCCCAGACGCACTCGGCGCCGCCCCGGTGTACGTCGAGCAGCACGGAGAGATGGAAGTTGATGCTCCGTCAAATTCCGCACCGCCGCCGCCGCAGCGTGAGGTTCCTAAGCAAGAACAAAGCGACCAAACGTCAACTGTAGTTGACGATGAGCCAATCCCGGTTCGTCAGGCGTTGATCGAAGAGATTGAAAACTGGGCAGAGATGCCCCGGGAAGATGCGATCAAGGCGCTCGTCAACATCCTCGATGCTGCCGGGCTTCCCAAGCCGTGCGACGATATCTCGCTTGGAATCATCCTGCTGTGGGCAAGGGAGTGCAGGTCACGAAGCGTGGATTTCGCCGACTGCTTTACAGAAGAGTTTGACGGGCTGATGCACAAGTTGAACCCCACCGATGAAAACGGAGACAACCTTGAGTTCTGAAGAGACAACCGAAATCGTTCACGCATCTCAGATGTTGCACAAGCAGAATGTTCCGTACATCCCCGATGCGCCATCGACAGAGGTCGAGATTCTTGATCGTGTTGAATACTTGGTCGATCGCATCCACAAGTGCGAGTACGACAAGTTGGTGTACCTGCTGGAGATTTACCAGAATGCGTACTGGAAGATGGAGTTCAGTTCCTTCGAGCAGTTCTGCAAGGAGCGACTCGGCTATTCAAAGCAGTACGTTTACCGCTGCATCAACGCCGCCAAGATGGTTGAGGCAGGAGTCCCCGTCGAAAACCCCAACCAGTCTCTTGCTCTCGAAGGTCTTGATGTCGAGAAAGCCAAGGAGGTTTGGGATCGAGCGGAGGAGCGAGCAGCCGAGAGCGGCAAGAAGGTCACGGGCGGTCTGCTGAAGAAGGCCCGTGCCGAGCAGGAAGTTCTCGACCGGGCAACCGGTGATACTGCGGTTCCAATCAACATCAACGATGTTGCAGAGCCGTTCGAGGAAGTGATCTCCATGCTTCGTCAGGCCAAGAGCCTGCTTCAAACGCTGAGCAACACGCCGGATGGGGCATGGATTCAGTTCCAGCCGGTAGCAATCAAGATTCGAGATGCGGCGGAGTCGATCAAGTTTTCGATGCCGAACGCAATCTGCCCCAAGTGCAACGGAACCGGGTGTCCCTCATGCAAGGATCTCGGTTGGATTCCAAAGGCCCGAGAGATTGTGAACGAACAATGAGCGAACAAAGAGATAGCAAAGCGATCAACCACTACTACCACAAGGACGGCATCCCGATCACAGGCTCAAAGATGCCGAGCCTCTGCCCCGGATGCGGGAAGGCCAAGTTTCAGGCTGATATCTATTGCACGTTGTGCATCTGGAAGATGGAGTGGGGCGATGAGTCGCCCGATCTCCCAGAGGAAGACGACGAATGAAACTTCGTGACTACCAGAACAAAGCGATCAAGGGGGTATGCGACACCCTCCGTTCGCACAAGTCTGCACTTGTTGTTTCTCCGACAGGCACCGGCAAGACCGTGCTGTTCGCCGAGGCTGCACGCATGGCCACCAAGCGCGTCATGGTGATCGCTCACCGTGAGGAACTGCTTGTTCAGGCTGCGGACAAGATCGAGTCTGTGATGGGTGAGCGTCCCGAGATCGAGCAGTCGATCTTGTGGGCGAACGAATCGTTCTTCGGCAAGTCGAAGGTCGTCGTCGCCTCCGTGCAGACGCTCAACGCACGGATGAAATCAGGAAGAAGGATGGAACGGTTCTCTCCTGATGAGTTCAGTCTGGTGATCTTCGATGAGGCTCACCACGCTGTTTCTGATTCATATCGACGAGTCGTCGATTGGTTCCACAAAATTAACCCTAGTTGCAGAATTTTGGGTTTCACCGCCACGCCAGACCGTGCAGACAAGTTGGCGTTGGGTTCCGTGTTCGAGGCGGTCGCCTTCGACTACAACATTCGACAGGCGATTGAGGACGGGTGGCTCGTCCCGATCAAGAACACGGTGGTGAATGTCGATGGCCTCGACTTCACAAATGTTCGCTCCACCGCTGGCGACCTGAACAAGAAGGATCTGGCAGCGGTGATGGAGTTCGAGAAAGTCTTGCACGGTGTTGCTGTGCCGACGCTAGACTTGATCGGCGACAAGCAGACAATTGTTTTTGCTGCTTCAGTCAAACAGGCCGAGCGGCTAGCGGAAATCTTTGACCGCTACCGCCCGAACTCTGCTGGGTTCGTGTCCGGTGCTATGGAGCCGGACCGACGGAGAGATGTCATCGCTCGTTTCAAGAGCGGTGCCCTTCAGATTCTCGTCAACGTCGGAGTGGCGACTGAAGGGTTCGATGCGCCGGGGGTCGGCTGCGTGGTTATGGCCAGACCCACAAAGAGCCGTAGCCTCTATGCCCAGATGGTGGGACGGGGCACGCGGCCTTCCCCCGGCGTTCCAGATAGGCACGATAACCCAGAGGACCGTCGTGCCGCCATTGCCGCCTCCGACAAGCCACACTGCATGGTGATCGACTTCGCTGGCAACAGCGGTCAGCACCGACTCATTCACGCCACGGATATTCTCGGCGGCGAGGAGCCGGATGAGGTTCTCGACCGGGCATACGAAATCGTTGACAAGGGTGTTACCAACGATGTTGCCGAGGCGGTGGAGATTGCCAAGGTTGAAATCGAGGAGGAAGAGAAGGAGCGGGCGAAGAGGAAGTTGATCAAGGCCGGGAAGGTCAACTACAAGATCAACGAAACAGACCCGTTCTCCGCACTTGGGGTTCGCCGTGAGTCAGCCAAGTTCATTCCGACCGGTCGGACTCTCTCTGGCAACCAACTCGCATTGTTGACCAGAAACGGAATTGAACCCCAGAATTACACACCGCAAGAGCAGCGTCTTCTGCATTCGGAATTGATCCGACGGATCAAGAAAAAGAAGTGCTCGCTCAAGCAAGCAAGAGTATTGAACAAGTACGGCTTTCAGACCGGGAACATGTCGTTCAAGGAGGCGTCAAACCTTCTCGATCAACTCGCCCGCAATGGATGGAAGCCGATGGCAGGTTGACCCAGCGGGGGTCGGGGTTATCGTCCACCGGCCCCGGCCCCCGCAATCTTGGAGATAGCAATGGAATCAGAGTGGGTAAGAGTAAACGGTAGTAGACGATGCCCGATCTGCGGCAAATCCGACTGGTGTTTGATCGCCGTCAACAGCAGCGCTTCGATTTGCCCAAGGGAGGAAAAGGGATCGGTCGCTTACATCGAAGGTTCTGGATGGCTCCACAAGTTCGGCGATGACGACGCCCCGAAGCCGAGGCTGCGTGTTTCGCCAAAGCCACTTCCAGAGCACAATCAGATCCTTGCCGAGATTTACGCAAACATGCGTAGACAAGCGGCAAAGGATGTGATCGAATCCCTTTCTCGCGACCTCGGTGTTTCTTCGAAGTCGCTCGATTTGCTCGGCGTCGGTTACTCCAAAATCAAAGACTCGTTTGTGTTCCCGATGACTCGGCAGGGCCGAAGGTTTCTCGGGATCCGTTACAGGAACAGAGATGGAAGCAAGTACGCACAGAAGGGAAGCAAGCAGGGTTTGTTTATCCCCCAGTCTTTTACCCTTGCCAAAGCAGTCGTCATTTGCGAAGGCCCGACCGACACAGCAGCAATGCTTGATCTCGGCTTCAACGCCGTCGGGCGTCCGTCTTGCAATTCGGGTGACAGGCTTCTCAAGGAACTTGTGCAGTCAAACCCCGTGGCCATCGTCGCTGACAATGACGGCCCCGGCGTTGACGGAGCCAAGAGGCTAGCACTCAAACTCAACAAGTCCTGCATCATCACCCCCAAGGGAGCCAAGGATGCTCGCGAGTGGGTAGCCAGCGGCGCAACAAGGGGAGATGTCTTGGAACTTATTTCGGAGGCGAAGCGTGCATCAATCCGTTAGTTACGACGACAAACTATCCTTCATCACCGACTTCATCATGAGGTTGCCGAAGGAAAGACAAGTCGAGTTCATGGAAGTTGCCTCCGCGAACCGCCCGATTCAACAGCAGGTGGACATCATCTATGACCACATCAAGGCAATCGTGGAAAGCCACAATCCCGGACTTCGACCTAACAAGCCCCAACAGGCTGTTGAGAATGCACTTCGCCCAGAGGACCAGACTTAAGAAAGCGACGAGCATTCAACTGACTGGTTATGGCGACCCAATCGAGGGAACATTCGCCGAAAAGTCGGATGTAAAAATCACCCGGTTCTATGGCTACCGCAAGAGACAGTACGACTTGGACAACTTGTACGGTTCGGTAAAACTTCTATTGGATGCCATGCGAGAACTTGGGATCATCTTGGGCGATACGCCACACCATATAAATCTTGTCGTTGAGCAAGAAAAAAGCCCGGACAAATCAACTTTTGTTCAAATTGAGGTGAATGGCTTTAAGGTGTAGGCTATTATTAGTACGCTATCTCTTACTGGAATCGCTGGCGGAGTTTTGATGCTCAGCCAGCGATTCTTTTTTGGGGGGTACGCGTGGACGCCAAAGTCAAAACAATCAGCAGAGACAGCCACGAAGTCGAATTCCCAGTTGCCTTCAGGAATTGGGAGCAGTGGTTCTTACTGTCGAGCGACCGTCACCACGACAACGCTCACACAAACTGGGATCTAGAAAAGAAGCATCTGGACGAGGCTGTCCAAAAGAACGCCGGGGTATTGGACTTCGGCGATCTTTTTTGCGCTATGCAAGGAAAGTGGGACCACCGTGCCGACACGACGCAATGCAGGCCAGAGCACAAAGAAGGCCGATACCTCGACTCGCTCGTCGAAACGGCGGCAGACTTCTACTCGCCGTATGCAAAAAACTGGCTGTTCATGTCACAAGGGAACCACGAAACGGCGATCCTGAAGCGGCACGAAACCGATCTCACTGAGCGGCTGGCTGAAAAACTTGGCCGGTCCTCCTCTGGGAATCCGGTCGTTGGTGCGTACTGCGGTTACATCAGATTCAAAGGGGTAAGGCCGGACGGAAAATCCTCGGGCAGTGTCGTGATGTATTACCACCATGGCTACGGCGGAGGAGGCCCGGTTACTAGGGGTGTTATTCAGACAAACAGAATGAGCGTCTATTTGCCGGACGCTGAAATTGTTGTTAGCGGCCACACCCACGACTCTTGGGTGGTCCCGGTCGCTCGTTCAAGGCTGAACATCAACGGCAAGGCAACCATTGATAGGCAAACGCATGTCCGTATCCCCGGATACAAGGACGAGTTTTCGGGAGGCGACGGCTGGCACAACCATCGAGGTGGCCCCCCGAAGCCGAACGGTGCCTATTGGCTCAGGGTTTACCATCGTTCCGATACAGAATCGCTCGATTACGAAATCTTGGAGGCCAGATGATTAGCACCAGCCTGACACCGGAACAGCAGAGAATTACGGCTAAGTTCGCAGCGGAAATGGTAGAATCTGGCTGTGACGCAATTGTCGTAATTGGAACTTCCACCAAGAAGAACCGAAGCAGATCGTTTGTTGCCCAGTTTGGAAACGAATTGCTGTGCAACAGTTTGATTCACCACGCATTTCAAACAGAAACCTTGGTTTACGCCGAGATTGAGGAAGATTCCGATGACTAACTCTGAGAGGACGGAATTCCACGTTCAAACCGTTCTCCACGGATTGCAGGCTTTGATGCTTGTCATTGGTGTGGCCACAGTATTTATGGCTATTGGCAGAAAAGACCAACAGATCGAATCGACGGAATCAAATCTCAACCAGTTGCAAACCATCGTGCAAGATCTGGTGAAGGCACAGGTTGAGGGCATGACCAAGGATTCGGAACACGACCGAGTTCTTGTTGAACTCAAGCAGCGAATCTATAGGCTGGAGACAAACAGTGATTGACAAGAAGGTCTACTACATCGCCATGGCTGCCGTTGGCGTCCTCATCATCGGCCTGACCGTTCAGGGCTGTGACTTGCAGAAGATGATCAAGTTCGATGTCCCTAGCGGCGTTCAGGGTGCGATCGACGCCAACGAAACCGAGACTCTCGCAAACTCCGATTACATTTGGAGCCAGTGGGAGAACTGGGTTCAGGCCAACAGCGAAGCACTGGCCTCTAACATTTCTGACGCCAACGCCCGCGTTGCACTCATCAACGACGTTACCGCTCTTGGCATGGGTGCCCTTGGCGAAGTCAGCAACACGTTCCCCGGCGGCGCGGTTCTTTTCTCTGGCCTGAGCCTTCTGGCTGGCTGGTTCCTGAAGCGTCCGGGCGAAGACAAGGTTGTCGCCAAGGAAAAGGAAGACTCTTACAACGCTGGCCTTGCCAAGGGCCAAGAACTTGCACAAAAGATCAAGGAGGAAATCAATGCGTAGAGCAGGAAAAAGCAACGGAAGGGTTGCCGGTCGTTCGAAGGCTAAGTCTGGAAGCAAGGGGAAGAAGTCTTCTACGTCTAGGATCCGCAAGAAGGCCGGAGGGATCGGTGGTATCGGCGGCGGAGGTCGCCCATGATTTCGTATGGATGGCAAAGCGTTGGCACCCAAGCGGCCACCGCGATCATTACAACCCCATCGCCGATCTCAAGAGAGATGCCTTCGCTTCCGAGCGTTGTGTGCGATGGTTATTCGTACGCCGCTATTGCTCTTGCTCATAGCAACACCGGCGTTGCTCCAGTCGTGGACGTTTACGGCGTCAATTTTGACAGCGAAAGTTCGCAGTCGATCAAAAGCGTTGTAGCAAACAAGATCATCAAAATTACTGGATCCGCAAACGGCGTTGCCATTTCGAATGGCCAGTTCAATGTCGGTTACGATGGGGAATGGAGCGCTGTAGCATCAGTAACCAAGGAAACGTCCTTTGGTACTGGGTCCATGGTCGGTCTTATGATGTCTCTGGCCGGGATCAGCGGCCCGGAAATGTCACAGACCGGAACTGCGGCTTCGACGTTCGGTTCTTTTGACAACGACGATTACATCGGCGTTGCTGGTAGTGCAACCGTTCCGGGCTTTGTTGTTATTCCGTGCTCTCTCTTTTCAGCACTGGTGTTCTCTTGCTCATCAGGGACCGCACAGAGCATTGACCCGCTCGTTTGCTTCTTTGAATAATGGCCGCCAGAAACTACAAGAAAATCTACGCCAAGTATCAGTCTTCAAAGGCTGATATTCGCCGTCGCTCTTGTAGAAACAAGGCTCGTCGGATCATGGGCTTGAAGGTTGGCGACCCGCGTGAAGTTGACCACAAGGACGGAAACCCCTGCAACAACGCGCGTTCCAACCTTCGGCTCATGACCCGAAACGGCAACCGTGGTAGAGACAACAACAAGTGGCGTAACGGTGGCGGAGTGAAACGCTGATGTCTACCTTGATGCTTACGTTTGGAAAGTTGCGGGCAGAAGTCCAGCGATACATGGGCTTTGGTCGCGGGACCGACTGGGACACGCTCACGACCGACGCACAGGGGGACGTTCTCTCGGTCATCGAACGTGGGCTGCGCCAGTTCTACAACCCGACGCCGCTTCCAAACGAATCAAGCGCTCATGAATGGTCGTTCTTGCGAGGGTTTGGCGTTGTAACCACAGCGGCACCGCACTCATCAGGAACGATTTCGACATCCTCTACGTCAGTCACCGGTAGCGGCACCAATTTCACGGTGCTGATGGTTGGAAGAACCATTTACGCCAACGGCGAATCGCGGCTCATTTCTGGCTACGTCAACCCAAGCCTGATCACCGTCGATAGGGAATTCAGTTCCAATCTGACGGCTGGCACCACATACGAAATTTACGACTTTGACCACGAACTCCCGGCGGATTTTGGCGGGCTTAAGGGTCAAGTGACCTATGAAGATGGCGAAGGAAACGTGCCTCTTCAGTGGATCAACGAGTCGGCCATTAGGATCATGCGATCAGAGCAGAGCATCCGCAAGGATGAGCCGGAATACTTTGCTCTTGTTCCGAAGACCGTGGTCGCTGGAACTACAAGCCAGCAGCGGTTTGAGTTGACCGTTTGGCCTGCTCCAGATGCTGTGTACGATCTGCATTTTGCTTACACGGTCATGACTGACAGCATCTCGGATGACCCGTCATCCAACGCTGACGACAACAACTACCCGGTTGGGGCAATGGTCCACAGCGAAACGATCCTTGCATCGTGCCTTGCTGTTGCAGAACAGATGATCGACGAGTTCAACAATCCGGGCAAGATGCAAGCCCGGTTTATCGAACGGCTGGCGGCATCAATTTCTTACGATCGCCGCAATGCTTTGCCTGATGGGTTCGGTTACAACGCCGACAATTCAGACAAGTCAACCCATGTGCCGTCGCGTCGGCGGCTCCAAACTGTTACTCACAACAACACCATTTATCCTTGAGGTAAACAATGTCTCACAACGCATGCGCTAATCTTGGCGACGACCAGAAGGGTGTCGATTTCGAGGGCAAGTTCCTTACCTTTGCTGCCGGTGCCCCTTCTAACGGCATTTCTGGTTATGGCAAGGGTGCTCTTGGTGTCGATACGACCAACGGCAAGTTGTACATCAACACCGGAACCTTCGGTTCGGCAACGTGGACCGTGGTTGGCACCCAGTCCTGAGCGTAAACCATAGTTGACGAGGAGCCGCCATGCCCGCTGAAGCACTACTGCGTCCGCAAAGTGCTGGTAGTGCCATACTCACTACCGGCTCTACTATCGGCACCTCGGGGTCAACGCTCTACTTCAAGGTGCAAACGGTCCAGTTCAACCTGACCACTAAGGTTCAAGACACGACTGGTGACGGCGACGATCTT